TATATGCTGTGTTAGCTACAGTTGTAGTGTTGGTATACTTTTATAAAGACCCAGAAAAATATTGCACAACGGTTACACCGGAAGGTCACCTTCATTGGTGGTTAACTAACTTCAATCCTAAATACGAAAAAGATAAGTTACTAGCATATTACATGTGTATGATTATAATATTCATTCCTATACTTATGTTATGGAACACGTCATTTAAGGCAATTATTGCTATTAGTATATTACCTTTATTTGGATTTTTTTACGGATTGAGGACAGACTCTAAGGGAAGTATATGGTGTCATTATACGAGTTATACGGCGCTTGTTTCAATAGTTATATATTTGCTGTATAAATTCAAGATATACAATATTTTGAAGTAATGCTAAATTTGAACAAGGTATATTATGAAGCGGAGAAACACTGACCGGTACGTTGGGAACCGGATGGTGTCTCACAAGAAGTGGCTTGGCGATATTGGTAGCGGCGAACGGAGCGATTCAAACCGCCTACACCTGAACCAGGAACGAAGCGATTAATAGTGCTATCGTTTGCGATACTTGTAAATATGATGCGATGAGCACCACCTGCGGTAGATTTAGCGCGTACAAGCCCACGAGCGACGTTGTAAGTTTGGTTGCTAACAGTCATTTTATATAGTATGCGAAGATTATTATTTTTGCATAGGTATATTACACTTATTATAAATATTATTATAATGATAGTTAAAATATTTTTCATTATGAACATTATAGCTAGTTATATTTTTATTTCTTATATATTTTAAGTCTGGATAACTATCTATTTGCGATGAAACATACAATAAACTATTATAAACAGATAAATTTCCTTGATCATACAACTTATGACAGTAACAACACATAAATTCTACTATATTTACATCATTAAGTTCATTAATATTTTTCAGTAAACAACGAGGTTTTAAATGTGCTGTTTCCAATAAACTTAGTGGAAGTTTTTTATCACATAATACACATTTGTGTTCTTTATTACTAACTAAATATTCTCTTAATTTTGATTGTTCTTTTCTAACCTCTTTTACTTCATATTTTTTATCTACTTTATTATTTTCAGCCTTTAATTTTATATTTTTTAAAAATTTAAAAAATTTTACATTTTTTAAAAAATTTTTAATAATAATAAAATAGTAGTACTTGTAATCTTTTAATTTATTATTTCCTCTTTCAGTTAATTCGTAAATATTATTTTCATTAAAAATAATATTATCTTTTTTTAATTTTAATAACTCATCTTTTATTTCATCTTCATGTATTGAACTACTATACCTGTTTTTTACATAGTTTAAAATATCTAGTAGTGTATTTTTATTTTTTATATTAAAAGAGTTAATAATAATATTTGTTACCGAACAACGTGTCATTAATTATTCATGATATATATTTTTAGAAATTATATTTAAGCGTGTTTCTATAATCAATCTAATAGTTCAACCATTATATTATACCCTCTCTTACCAGACTTACCAGTAATATCTACGCCTTTACTTTCTGATTCTTTGTAATTTAGTTTTTCAAGTTCTTCTTTAAATTGTTTTTGCGTTTTTAAACAATCTTTGTGGTTTTTTTTGCACCATTTTTCATATTTTTCATATATATCTTTTAAACCAATCCTCAAGTTAGTTTTTTCCGTAAGTTTAAAGCATTCTCTGGTAAATAAAGTTACACCGCTATTCGCTAGATAAGGTGTTAAAGTATTTTTAATTTGCGAGGGTGCTATTATATTTATTGAATAAATATCCGGTTTATTTTTGTCATATAAGTATAACCAACCATCGGGTGTTTTCCAATAATATTTATCTGGTAATTTTATATCATTTTCTATAAAGTAGTCATCACCTTCATTATTATATCCATCAGTATTTTGTCTTTTATATTTTTTTTTAATAACAGTATATTTTACTTTATCACCATCAATGAAATAAGATGGTTTTTCATTTTGTTCGGCACAGAGCGGAGATATACATACTGGCGACTTTTGAAAAGTATACTTAGTTGAATCAAATTCAAAAATGTGTGTTTTAGAATTATTATAATCAAATATTCTAATAGGCTTAGAACAAACTTCTTGAGTTCTTGAATTTATAGCAGAAATATAAGATGAAATGTATTCTTCTTCTATATATCTTGTTAATTTATTACCAAAATGTTTATTTAAATGTTCTCGTCTAAATGTTAGGTTATAATAGTTTTTGCTGTCATTTTTATCCTTTTCATTTATACCTTCAACGCAACTATGACACGTAGAATAATATTGTTTTATTTTATACTGTTCATCAAACGTAGAAATATCTGTTTCTTTAATTTTATTAACACATAAATATTCAGGTAAATTTTCTTCTTTACACCATTTTCTTATTTCTTCTTCCGCCATATCGTCAATCTTTATTAGTGAATATCCATTCATTTTTTTATCAAAATGTTTTTGAATATTTAAATTTTTTGTCTTATTACGCGAGTCTATATATTTCATATATTTTCCAAACCGCATTTCTCCATTATCAATAATATTTTCTAGTAAATATATAATTTCATCATGACTTTCACAGTCCATTATTTTTTTTTCTACTATTTTTATGAAAAAAACATAAAAATTTTTTATTATATTTTCCAACTGAAGAGTACTCCATAAAGTAAGTTTCATATCTTTAACATCATCATCGCTATATTTTCCCTGTAGTCGTATCCTTTGCGAAATATCGGTACAGTTAAATGAAGAGTGAGAAACAAAATACTGATCTGTTAAATGTAACGAAAATTCATCATAATCGTCGCTTGTAAAAGAATACCCTCTTTCACCATACTTTCCTGTTATTGTTATAACGGTTTTATATTTTACTAGTATATCACTTTTTTCAAACAAAATCCTTAACAACTTATACACAAGTTTAATATTTAAAAATTTAGTGTCAATATCGTAATAACAATAACCATTCGGCAACTGTTGACCATGTTCAGTATACATAGGCGTTCCATAAACACCTCCTTTTTGGTGTAATCGGTTACTAGTTAATGAATGTTTTGCATCCCATAGAGACAATCTTTTAATTTCATTTTCATACATTTTTGATAAATATAATCTTAAACATTTCCCATGAAATATAACAATAAATAATTCTGAAAAATCTTTCATTATTGTATCTGCTAAACGAAACTGTTTTTCTCTTTCTCTTTCTTCACTTATTAGAAGTGAATTATATTTTTGATTTTTTTTTTTTGAAATTTTATTTAATGTTGGTCTTACATAAAGAATATGATTTATAATTTTTTTAATGTTTTTATTATAGTCTGTAATAATGTCATAACTTGTACTTTTTTTGTTATTAATATCCTTACAATCCCACCAAGGTTCAACTACAGAAGTATTAAAATATATATTATTGTTAAATAAACCATAATAATCTGAACCCCTTTTCATCTTATGAACTTTTGATATTTTAATTTGTATATTTGTATTGTCACTTAAACGCGTTGATGTATTGTATAAAAGGGAGTGAGCTGTTCCTGTAATATGTAAAACGTATATTACCTTTTTATATATTTTTGAAAGTAATTCTTCACACGCAGTCGTATCTTTTAAATCATTTTTATTGCTTCCATCATTTGATGCAGAAGGAGCCATTAGATCGCTTTCATCTACTAATACAGTTATATTAACAAGCTCATTATTTTTACCTGTATACTCAGAAAATTTTTTATTTATTTTTTCTAATGATGTATAATGCATTAGAGTAGAAAAAACGTCAGTTGGATTAAGAGCATCTTTATTGTTTAACTTATCAATAACGCTATTACTATTTATATCTTGTAATTCTGGAAGTTTAAAATCTTTCCAGTCGTCATATTTACGTAACTCGCTATTAAATTCATCAAATAAGTTTTTAATATATTGGATATTAAAATTATATTTTTCTGTACCACATATATCATCTTGTAACTGTTTTTGGTCTATTCTTAAGTTTCTAAAAATATACAAAACAGGTCTTTTAAAAATATAAACAGAAAACCACATTATTATACAAGCATGTAACCTTTTTCCTAACTGAATATCACCCCATAATAACTCGACAGTTGGTTTTTGATTCTCAGGTAAATCTAATGCTTCAAATAATTCTTTTTCGAAAGTAGATGAGTCTAAATCTTTTGGAATATTTTTTAATTTTAGAGGCTTATTACCCCAATTATGCCTTTCTAAACTTTCACCATTTATATATCTACATTTCTCTAACATATTATTTATAATTTTTTCAAGTGGAGATTTAAGTTGTTGTCTTCGTGAACCATAAAACTCAACTAATCTCTCTTGAAATGACATTTCTCGTTTATATATTAACTGTGGGCATTTTTTTAAGTGGTTTTTTTATTATATTGTTAAAAAAATGCCTCGAACATATCGCCCCCACAACATAAAATTGAAAACAAAATAAAGTCAATTAAATTAAATACAGAACTCAGAAAGTTAAAACTCATACAGTAATATGTCGCAGTATATTTATTTGTTACGAGAAAGAGAATTTATAAAAACAAAAGAAAATATTTACAAAGTTGGAAGGACTGAAAAAGAAAATCTCAAACGATTTAATCAATATCCAAAAGGTTCAGAACTTTTATTCCAAATGATTTGTAATGACTGCAAGAGTATCGAAAAAAAAGTTTTAAAAAAATTTAATAAAAAATTTGAACTAAAAGAAGAGATAGGAAAAGAATACTTTGAAGGAGACTATAAAAATATGATTAAAGTAATATATTCTATTATAAAAAAAGAAGATAATAAAAAAGAAGATAATAAAAAAGAAAGTGAATATGAAGAAATATGTGAAAAAATATGTAAAATATTTCCTGATTATAAAAATGACGAAAGTTTTGGAGGAAGTAAAAAATATATAAAAATTAATATAACTAACGATGAATATGTAGTACGTTATATAAACCCAAGATTGAAAGATGATCTAAAATATTACAACAGTGAAAGTGAATCCGATTTTGATGACTATATTGTTAATAGATATGAAATGAATGAAAATGTTGCGGACCGATTACAGTATTTTAATGAACTACTTAGTAAAAAATCAATATGTCTTGATGAAATATATGATATAAACTCAATTAAATTTATACATAAAATTAATAAAACTAAATTTGAAATAAAAATTGAGAGTTATGATGATTTCAAAGCCCATCTAACAGATAGTAAAAATAAGTATGCGTTTGATATTTATTGTAAAATATCAGAAAAGATTAGACGATTATTTCATTGCAACACTATTATCAATGGTTGCTTACATTCTACATTGACAAAAGAAGACGAAAATGATGATATCTTTAAAAAATTAAAAAATCTTAAAGATTTTGATAGTTTTCAAATAGATGTAGGAATAAGAAGTTATGTTCTTATAACATTATATAAAATAAATTCAAAATACTATGATTACAAAACATTCTTAAGAAAATACATACCTTATGTTATTCGGTGGGACGTTAATAATGACTATTATATTCTTAATCGTGATTACGAGTATATTGGATTAAATAGTAAATGTATTGAATACACACATAAAGGAGGAGCACACCTATTTAATGATGGTAATAAACCTTGGGATAATAAAAATGATTATATTAGACTTTGTAATGAGTATAATAAACTAGTAAGTGAAAATTCATTAAAAGAATGCTTGAATATGCACAAGTCAACTAGAACTAGTTTAAAATTATTATATTAATTTGAAAACTATAAATATGATTAAGGGTGCGTTTTTAAATGTTCAGGGTCTAAATTCCTATATCACAAAATTGAAAACAAAATAAAGTCAATTAAATTAAATACAGAACTCAGAAAGTCCAAAACAAAAACCCCGAATAAATGTCCATCGGTATCGGTTCATTCGTTGCTGCTGCTATGATTGCTGCTGAAGACATTGACGCAGAGATTGTTCCTACTCCTCGCGTCGAAGAATCCAAATATCCTCGTACACTCCAAGAAGTCGCTGAACTCGACTTGTCATTTATGAAAGATGAATGGTTAGCTGATATGCTTCGCGACGCAATGAATGCCGTCGTCTTAGCACAAGAAAAACCAGAAATTATCAAGCAAAAAATCGATGTATGGACTTACCTTTCAACCTATGATCCACCAAGAGACAAAGGATTTATGTTTAGTCGCGGAGATTTAGTAGTCGAATCCGTTCAATACAATATGAAAGTCGGTCATTCCGGTGGAAGTTTAGCTTTCATAATGCGTCACTTGCAGCTACTTGCACAGATAGGATTACCCGAATATAGAAATGGATATCAAACTAGCACGAAATAAAATAACTAATGTTCGATATGTAATACAAAACATTATTATAATGACACTATAATGATATTATAATAATATTGACAACTGAAGGGGTAAAGACAAAGACAAAGTTACAAGGTGATATCCCAGTCATTCCAAATTTCTTTCATGTCTTCTGCGGTAATAAGACGATGCGGTCGAATCGCATACAATTTTTCCATACGTTCATCCTGGGGGTCAGATGGTCTTTTTATAAAAACGGCTTTTGTTCGGAATCCGGTTTCATCGGCACCCTTTTTATCAACATTCTTATCATTTTTTAAGTCAGACACATAATAAAATGCTAGTGTTTTTCTATACATATCATGAGGGCATAGTATAGTCTCTGGTACGCCATGCCAGCTTTGTTCCGTTGTTACAAAAACAATAGCTGTATTTCCTTTGGGGTAAGACTTAACAATACACTCAGAAACAGTATTATCCCATAACTGAGTGTCACCATTCCATTCGGGTTTCCAGTCATCATTTAAGTACAAAATAATATTAAGTCTTCTTTGTTTATTTGATATAGGATGTATTTCATAATCAAGGTGCATATTTAGTCGACCATATCTAGGATGCATATGTAAGCCAGCACCATGACAATAAGGGTCGTATTCTAGCTCAGGTATATTAAATATTTTTTTAAACTTATCAACCACATCACTATGTGACAAAGAATAAAAAATGTTACTAATAGTAGGGTCCATTAACTCTAGATTATCTAAAGCATATTTTACTTCTAATGGGTTTTCATATTTCCA